CCAACAACGATGTCGATCAGAGAATCTCTTTTACAGGGTTCAAAATTGTCTACGGTGATATCGATGAAAACACAACCGCACCCGTTATCTTCTTCTTCATGGATCCTTTTCCATTACAAAATACCCTCCAACGCTAACATCAACTCCCTTTGGCCGCGAAGTCCATGGAATAGAATCATTAAATACAAAAGCTTTTCTCCCTACATAAGGAAAGTCTAATTTTAAAGCTTTTCATCAATAATCCAACCTCGCGTCGTGCCCAAAGATCGAATATACTCTTCCTTCAATAAGTCCCTTTTCATCAAGCTCTACTTTATCAGGTCAAGCTGTTCGTTGAAGGATGGCACCTCTTATCATTCTGCTTAAAATCCTATGAGGTCCTTCATCATATCAGAGACTGCCAAGAAAATGTCCAAGACATTCTTCATAAGGTGCTGCTCTATATTTTAAAGGATACGTTACTTTCACGTGAAACGTCTCATTAAGAAGCTTTGAATGTTTATCAACGTCAAACTCGTAAGTAGTCATTACTAAGTTATCATCGCCACAGACCTTAATTAAAATTTCTCCTAAATTAACATTGTTAACACACAGCGTGTAGTAATTCATAATTAAATTTGCGATGCCGCCTACTATATTGGTAAAGAAGCTACCACTAGTTAACCCCCTTTGACGATGTAAATTACCTCCGAATACGGGATGATAAATTTTACCTGCTATGAAATATCTTATAATTCGATCCCAAAGTTCATTTTCATATTTCGTCAGCTTAAGCTTACCTTTCAGTAGATCTGTACTAAGCAAAAGTACTCAGGATGGGATAGATTGATCATATTTTGAGAAGTCGCCTGTAACTTTATACAAATGGTCATGACTTTTCATTAACTCGTAGATCTGTGACTGAGTCTTACCAATCTTCAAAGAGGTAAGTTTACTTTCAAGGAAGTAATCTTGAAGTTTTAAACCAAACATAAGTTCAATAACTGTAATTTCGAGTGGAGGCATGTATATAATGCGTCCCTTATAGCCGGAGTCACTGGGCTGATAAACAATAGAAGCTAATCACTGATAGGTGAAGATCTTTTCATCGATTGGTTGTTCATCCTTAACCTTATTAATTGTCGACCGTACAATATGTTCGAGAATGCCTTTCTTCCTAAGTAATGGTAACCCGGAACTAGATGATTTGCGAATGTTTTCTCATATCTCTTTGAAGGAATAACAGACGCAGTAGGAATGGTTGCCTACATCTGGAAAAACAAGTGAGGATACAATCCGAGATGTCCGCATCAAGATATCATCAGATATATTATAGTTACAATGCTTATTGAATGTATCACGAGCTGTTTCCAACCCTTTTACAGTAATATCTTTATCGATAATTTCATTCTGCCAACTTTTCACATCTGAGTATGAACAAAG